GACAGCATCGTGTCAGTTTGCACGTCGCCTTCCATTTTTTCGACAATCACCTGGGCGCGGACAAGCAAAATCTTTAAAATGTGTACATACAAGTTCCACGCTTCCGCCGCCGCCCGGAGCTGCGGTACGCGATTAATCCCCACGCCGAAAAGCGGTTCAAATCCCGGACAGAGAAAAAACGCGCTGACGCCGTGCTTTAATTTCGCACCGAAACAATAAAGATCGCCCACGCGCGTTTGATTATACGGCGCGGTCAGACCGCCATAACTCGCACCCATACCGTAAGCAAATTGCGTGTCGTTAAACACGTTAAACGTTACCGTGTCGCCGCGCTTGATCGGTACCAGTAAAGACCCGCGCGGCGACAACGTGCTGTTAAAAAGCATATCTTTTAAGACCGCTTGCAATTGCACCTTTTTAAATTTCTTTTCCAGCACCGCTTTGAATTTTTCGTTTTTTGTTTTCACCTCAAAAGGGTTTTTCAGCGCCATAGCGATGGGCCGGTCCACCATTTCGGAAAGTGTCGGCACTGACAGGTATTCGGTGTAATTCACCCGGTACGGCGAATAGTCGATGTACGACATAAGGATGGACGGGTCGGACGGCGTGTTGATCTTGACTGCGCCGTTTGAATAAATGGAATTGAACACCGACGAAAACGCCTCTTCCGCCCGGCGCGTGGCTTTCGCGGGCGGTTTTTCCTGTTTTTGCAAGTCGTTAAGATCGGCGGCGTTTACAATCTCTGTGACGTACTCTTTTCCGCCCGCGCCTTTTAACCGTTTATGCTCGCGCTGCGCGTATGCGTACAGTAAAGCGTTTTCGCTCGCCGCTGGAATGACCCGCACGTTCCGCGCTTCGTTGTACTCATTCACAATATTAGTAATGAGCGCGTCAATGTTCGACGCGCTCAAAGTGTTCTTGATTTCCGCCACCATTCGGTCATTCAGTAAAACCTCATCGCGCGGGAGCAAGCTCAATTTTTCAAGCGCGCTTGTCATCATCGCAAGTTCTTCAATCGGTCGCGCATACCGGGCCGGTCGTTGTTGTTTTATCATTCTGACACCTCATAGGATAATTTCTTTATCAGTTCGCCCGTGTCGTATAAGGGCGGTTTTCCTTCGCCTTTCTTCAAAACGGTGGACGGCGCATTATGCTGCAATTCCCCGCCGTCCTTAATGATCCGTTTGGCTTCGGCGACTGTCTGCCGCCCCAAGTCCTGAAGAAAAGCCTTTTCTGCCTGTTTCACATCTGCCAACCGGCCGCGTTTTGTGTATTCAACAACATTTTTTAAATATGCTTCTAAACGTTCTTTAACAAATTTAGTTGATAGTCTTTCAGCGGCGATACGCAAGACCGGGCGCGGCGGGATCGTTTCCGTGCCGTAATGGTTCCACGCGAGCACGTCGCTGAATTTCACGCCCGTCTTGTAAACGCCGGGGAGCGCGCCTAATTTTACGATCACCGCCTCACTCCTATTTTACGCCAATAGCGGGGTTGGCGGAATTTAAAATCCATTCCTGATACCTCGCGGCCGCCCGCGCCATTTTTGCCATTTCCATTTGAGTTGCCTCGCTCGCTTCGCGCGTCTTTATCGCCTCATTTTTTATCTGTGACAGTCTTTCAACGGCGACAGAGGCGAGGACTAAAAAAACGATCAAAAAGGCAATTGTTATTGAATCGTAGTATTTCATATCATACCCCCTTACCGCTTCAATACTTTTATCGCCGCCGCATACTCCGCCACAATCGGCGACGTTGCCAACCTGTTTATGGCGCCCGCTAAAACGTCCGGGCAGTCGTCGTGCGGCGCGCCTTTATAATACCGGGACACGCCGAGAGAAAATTCCTGTTGCGTTCCATCCAGAATATACAGTTCCGGTTTATTTGCTATGACCGTTGCCGCTATTCGTTCATGTTTATTCCGGTCCGCCCGTTGATACAGCCAAAGATTTTTAACCGGGTAGGGGCCTTCAAGCTCCCGGAACGCGTTAATAAAAAATATGGAAGCGTCCGCGATCTGCGATTCGATAGTCGCCTCGATCGGCGTAAAGCGCGCGAAAAAATCAAGGATGGCGCGGCGCGTTGGAATATCCGCAATCGACTTAGGCAGTTTAATACCGGTAAATAACAGCATCCCGCGTTTGTTCACACCGACCACGGCGGCAGTCGTCGCGTCCGTATCCGTTTTATCGCTGAATGATGGATCGATAAAGGCAACACAGTATTGACAGTCCCACACGTCCGCCGTCTTGAACGCGCCGATCGTGTCGTTATCCTGGACGTGCCGCAATTCATAGTTGCAACACCATTCAGCATACGGCAGCCGGTCTTTCCGCGCCATAATCTCCGCAAGTTCGTCCGCAGGCATAGGGACCGTACCGACCGGAAAGCGCCGCCCCTCGAAATAAATTTCCTCTATGGTGGAAAATACGTCCTCTTCATGCCAGGGCGTGCCGGACAGCCGCGTTTGCCCCAGCGGGTCAATAAGGTTGTCCAGTTCTCTAAAATACGCCTTCGCCCATTCACGCGCCGCCGGGCTGTAGCGGTCCTCAATAGTAACTATATCATCCGGCCAAATATAATCAAAGTGCGCCCCGACGATAGACGTTCCGACGCCTGCTGCGGTCATCGACGGTTCGGGCGTTACGGTCTTTTTAAAAGAAAAAGTCGTGCGCTCGCTTGACCATACCGCCGTTTTCGCGTCAACGATATTCCAGCGGGAAAACATGTAGAGCCGCAAAACGTCATTTGTTTCAAAATGCTTTTGTATGGTTTTCAGAACGTCGCTTGAAAGCTCTTTCGTTTTTCGCACAATAAGTAGTCGCATGGCCGGGTTACACAGAAAAAGCAGTATCATAGCGACGATACCGCACGTCGTTTTATAACTTCCCCGGTGCGCCTGAAGTACGCCGAATTTTGCGTATTGCAAAAATATCTTTATCCATTCACCATGAAGCGGCGACAACTTGTCATAGCCGAGAACGTGGCCGAGCTTATGCGGTTCGGTAAGCCACGCGCGAAGGAGCGCGACATGGTCAATCTTTTGGTTCTGGCTTAGTGATCCCAAATTCTTTCAATACCTGTTGGACTTTTTCATCGTCGGTGTTTATGGTAAGGACGGTTTCGGTTTTTATTTTACTGCCCTCGGTCCCTTCGCGGAGTTCTTTCAGCATCGCCACGCGGGCGGGTTTCCCTTTCGGGTCGGTACTGTTCAAAATCGTTTCGACAACTTTTTGGATACCTTGACCGCCTTTAATGCCCGATTGATCGGCGAGTAAATCGGCGTAAATCTCGGACATAAGTTTTTTTATGCGCTTGGCTTTGCCTGATTTAATGCCGCCCAGCCGCCCCCGAGCTTGCGCCGAGGTTTTTGGTTTTAAGTTTTCGATGCGTCCAGCCATTACACCTTCACCACCTTACCGATCCCGAAAATGTTTTTAACAATCACTTCCGGCTAAAATCGCGTTTAATGTCTCAATCATCGTTTCCTCTTTTTTAGTTTCCTGTGTACCTTTAGCGTAACATCGTGTAGACGTTCCCCAGTTTTGCCGCGCGTAAATTTTATCGGGTCCGTCGTACTCCTTATTATCTGCAAAATGCGGCCAGTTAAAATAGTGGGAAGGAAATATTTTCACCTTCGCCGTCGTCTTTCTAAACATTTCGCCCATATACAGATTGCCGGTCGTTTTCCACGGTTCACCGCCCGTCGTTTTCCGCCGCAAACCGTCAATAAGCTCTCGCGCAAACAAACTACCCTTTACACACGCATGAAGCGGCGAAATAAGGCCCGGCCGCAATTTCTCATGTTCATACACGCTATACGCGTCATAATCATTATAACATAATTCATCTATCGGCGCAAGGCAAATAGAATCCGCACCGATCATGAAGCCGCCGTTATAATATAATATTTCATACGTGCACACGTCCGATACGCCGTGCCAAATTTTCCGGTCCCAGTAATAATCAAGGTGCTTTTGGTTCACCCAGTGACACCCGCGTATCGCGTCGTTGTCCCACAGTCGATACTCCCAGCCCGGGTGCTTTTCCTTCCAGGTATCCATCCACTTTTCAGGGCGCGGCTGCGGCCCCACCCATAGCTGATGAATGATTTTTGGTATTGTTACCGGTTCTTGTCCGTCAAATTTCCACACGTCTAAACTGTGTCCGTTACCCGCAACCGATTCAATGTCTCCCCGGTGCCCGATAAGGGACGGAACAGGAAAAAGCATTTTTATTCCATTTCGTTTCACGTATTCTGATATTCGGTCGTCATCGTGTTTTGAGCGCTGCAGGTCATACTCGCGGAGCATCGGCAAAATGTGCGCCGTCGGTAAACATATTGCCACACCGCCGCGCGTCACCTTATCGACATACACGCCGTCCTGGGGCCAGATCGGTGATTTGCGCCGGTCCTGTTTAAGAAAAAAATTATACCCCTGGACCGGTCGCCGCTCCGCCCGGCGTTTCTCTTCCTGTTTGACAATAAACGCCGCCGCTTTTTCCCGAAAATTGTCCGCGACCACGGCGTCATCCTGGACCACGCAATGAAAATCGGCATCCGGGTCGTGCATCATCCACGCCGCCCGGCTGTTGGCAATCAAATTATTATTCTGATCGATACTGAATTTTGAAAGCGGCAAGTTCAATTTTTCCTGTAAATACGGAAAAAACTGTGCGCGAGACGGGTGCGCCATGACCGAAAT